AAAAGGAAGTGCAGCAGCTAAAAGACGTAAGTCTTATTGCGCTAGATCACTTGGGCAACTTAAAAGAAGTTCAGCTAAAACTAGAAACGATCCTAATTCAAGAATACGTCAAGCAAGACGAAGATGGAAATGTTAAATGGCTAAAGCAAAAAGTGGTGGAAAAATATGCCCAAAAGGAAAGGCTTGGGCTAAAAGAACTTTTGATACATATCCTAGCGCATATGCAAATATGGCCGCATCTAAATATTGCAAAGATCCAAACTATGCTAAAGGATCTAAAAAGAAAGCAAAGAAAATGAAAAACGGTGGTCTTGTTAGCATCAAAGGACAAGGCATTGTTATGAAAGAAAGGCTTAGGTAATGGGTCAGTTAGCAGAATGGCGTAAACAAAAATGGGTTCGTATAGGAACTGATGGTTCTATTAAAGGAGCTTGTGGTACAAGCAAGGATAAAAAAAATCCAGATCGTTGTTTGCCAATGTCAAAAGCTAAAAGTCTTTCAAAATCAGAAAGAGCGTCTACAGCAAAAAAGAAAAAATCAGAAGGAAAGAAAGGTAAGACTGTTGTAGCAAATACTCCAAAAGCAAAAGTCAGATTAAAAAATGGTGGCGAGGTAAGGAGAATCGCTAGAGGTTGTGGTAAAGTAATGAGTGATAGACGAAAGAAAACTAAATTTTCATAGGAGCAATTATGTTTAAAAAAACTAAAGGCTACGCATCTGGTGGCATGGTTAAATCAAAAGGCATGAAAAAAGGCGGAATGATGAAATCAAAGGGCTACAAAAAAGGTGGCAAGGTTAGCACTAAAGGCTATAAAAAAGGCGGAAAGGTAAGCACTAAAGGTTACAAGAAAGGCGGCAAAGTAAGTAAATAGTGTCCTATTTATATAGTAATATACCCCACTTTAAGTGCTGGGTAAGGAGAGAGTACACGCATAACCATGAGCAATATCATGGCGAGTTCTTGCATGCAATGGCTATTGGTGTCACCACTATGCCAAATCGTTGTTTAAGTTTTCATATTATATTTACTGGTGTAGAAGCTGATGGCGAGCCAGAAGATACAGTTCATGGTGGAGCTATGTGGGCTCGTATGCCTATTACAGCTTTGGTTGGCGATACTCCTTTTGAAGAGTGGCCAGAACCTATGGCAGTTCATGATGCTCAACCATGGGATTGTTCCTCTCATCACAATGCAGTTTATGTTATGAATCGAGCAACACCATGTCCTTGGCTTGCTAAAATTGATGGTAAAATATTCCCGGCAAAGTATTACTTTACTGTTGATTATGCAGAAAGCGAGATAGCAGATGATCCTGCTCAACACAAAAGTAGTCATGTATTAGAATTATTAGATGCAGGTGAATGGACTGGAAACATAGTAGCTCTACCAAACAATAGAGTTCGTGCTACTCACCCGGCTTGGTTTCAAGTTGGAGAGGGAGCACCTGACTTTAAACCCTCTGCACATATACATTACAGTAAATCTGATTTAGACTATACATTGGATGTAAATCGAGTTTTCGATAATTTATACAACGAGGATTAGGAATGGCCCTGTCAGGCAGCACAGACTTTGAACCAAACGTAGCTGAGTTCGTAGAGGAAGCATTTGAAAGATGCGGCCTAGAACTTAGAACTGGTTATGATTTAAAAACTGCAAGACGGTCTATTAATCTCATGCTTGCTGAATGGGCTAACCGTGGTCTTAATCAGTGGACAATAGAACAAGCAACACAAACGGTTACTGAAGGTCAAAACGATTACACATTAAATTCTAATGTTATTGATATATTAGATTGTTCAATCAGAAGAAACACTGATGGAACTGATTTAGATCTTCAGATGTCTAGAGTCAGCAGAAGTGAGTATTTAAATATACCAACCAAGTCTACCAAGTCTAGACCTTCTCAATTTTTTCTAGATAAGCTAACAACTCCTGTTTTAAAAATATGGCCATCTCCAGAAAATTCAACTGATGTTTTAGTTTTTAACAAGTTAGTAAGGATGGATGACGCTGATGCCGGGACTAATACCATGGATATGCCTTTTAGATTTTATCCCTGTTTTGCAGCTGGACTTGCATATTACATTGCAATCAAGAAAGCTCCTGACAGAGTTGGCATGTTAAAACAAATGTACGAAGAAGAGTTTGAAAGAGCTCTATCACAGGACGAAGATCGAGCTTCATTTAGAATAGCTCCATACAGACAAGGGTACTAATATGGCATACGCTACAGGCAAGTATGCGATAGCACAATGCGATAGATGTGCTTTTGAGTATCCGCTTAATCAATTAAAAAAAGAATGGAATGGTCTCAAGACTTGTCCAGAGTGCTGGGAACCTAAACATCCCCAGCTAGAGCCACTTCCTCATGTAATGGATCCAGAAGCTTTATATGAGCCTAGGCCTAATACAGATAAAGAAGTAGGCGAAGGATATGTGGTGGTCATCTATACAAATATTTACGAACAACACTACATGAGCTCAGATATCATAGGAACAAATTTTCTAGTTCCTGAAATGACAGGTGCTGTTGGAGAGGTTACAATTACAACATCATGACGTTAGCTGAATTAAAAACTTTAATACAAGATTATGTACAAAATAGCGAAACTACTTTTGTTAATACTCTTGATGACATAATTAAAAATACAGAAGAAAGAATATTTGAACTTGTTCAGTTTGATTATTTTAGAAGAAACGTACAAGGATCTATGACTGCTGGTTCTAGGTTTTTAACAGCCCCGGATGATTTTGAATTATCTTTTTCTTTGTCTGTCATAGACAGCAATGGAGACTATCATTACCTTGACAAAAAGCATCCTAGCTTTATGCAGGAATATGCACCAGATCCAACAGATTCATCAGCAAGAGGATTACCATTATATTATGGTGACTTTGATAAAAATTTAAATACTGGATTACAAGAGTCAAGTTTAATTATTGCTCCAGTTCCAGACCAAAACTACACAACTGAATTACATTATTTATATAAACCTAATTCTTTGGTAACAGATACAAGTGGAACTTGGATATCAGAACATGCAAGAAATGGATTATTGTATGGCTGTTTAGTAGAGGCTTATACATTTATGAAAGGTGATCCTGATATGATGACCTTATACGAAAACAGATTTCAACAAGAAATGGCTAGGTTGAAAAACAAAGCTGAAGCAAGAGGAAGGAGAGACGAATACAGATACGATTCGCTTAGAACAACGGTTACATAAAGGAGAGAGAAAATGAAACCAATCAAGAAACTTGAAGGTAAGACTGTGGCTATTGTCGGAATGGGCAAGAGCTGGTTTGATTATAATTTAGCAAAATCACATGGCTCGCACTTTGATGAAGTGTGGGCTATCAATGCAGTGGCATCTGTTATTTACCATGACAGAGTCTTTATGATGGATCCAGCATCTAGATTTTTAGATAGCGATGATGCCGGGGGTCAAACTGATAGTATGGCTAAACTTCTTACTGAACATCAAGGTCCAATTTATACATGTGAATTAGATGATCGTTGTCCTGGCCTAGTTGAATATCCTATTGATGAAGTTTTAGCTGGATGCGGATCTCACTATCTAAACAATACTGTTGCTTATGCAGTAGCTTTTGCTTTATGGAACAAGGTAGGCAAAATTAAAATGTTTGGAATTGATTTTAGTTATAAAGGCAATTTGCATTTTGCTGAAGCAGGCAGAGCTTCTGTAGAGTTTTGGTTAAGCAAAGCTATGTTTAATGGCATTCAAGTTGAGGTTGCTGCTACTAGCTATCTTCTTGATACAGCAGTTCCAGCTGATGAAAAGCTTTATGGCTATCATCGTTTGGATGATCCTTTGGTTGTTATTACAGATGAGAAGGGGGTTTTGATTGCTAAAAAAAGAAGTCAGCTACAACAATTTAAACGAGAACAAGCTCCTGTTTTAATTGACAGGAACGACAGTCACCTTAAAAAAAATAAAGTAGGAGAACCTAACAAATGGTAATGAGTTATAAAGCTGGACCCGAACTAGGGATTATAGAAGTTCATACAACAAATGAGGGTGGACACCCAGTTGAGTTTTGGTCAAACCTTTGTATAGAAAGAATTGTGCAAGTAAGTCAAGAAGCGCCAGAAGAAATTCAAAATCAAGTAAAAGAGTACAAAGACAATATTCAAAAAGTTATTGAACAATATATGCAAAATGCTATAAAATCTGATAGGATTACAATTAATAATCAATTAGATAAAGCAGGTTTAAAAG